GCGGTTTCCCTTGCTGCCGCTGCTGTTGCGGAGGCTGCTGCGTTATCAGCGTGTATTTGGTTTACCGAGGTAAAAGCACCAGCGAAGTTTGCAGCCTGTTCCGCAAGTATCTTAGAGGCATTGGCATCGTATGCCGAGTCTGCTGCATCGGATGCTGATTGAGCGGCTGCGTCTTTCGAGACTTCTGCTGCTGCTTCGCTTAGAGCGGCTGCATTCTTGCTGTCCTCAATAGCGTTGATGTTATTTGGTTCGACAGGTGTCACGTCTGGGTTCTCAGGTGTAACCCCACGCCCACTGTAGAATGAAGACTTAGCCATGATTACCTCATCAATCGTTGTATTGTGCTGTAGGGCGCATTACCTGGGCCGTACCTGATTGCTCGGCGGCATCAGCTTGCTCCTGGATCTCTGCAAGGAACTGCCCAGACTTCTGTTCAAACAAGGGGCCACGTTCATCCAGGAAGTAATCTGCTGCATATGACAGCGCTGTATAAGTCAGTAGGTCACTTGCAGTTATAGTGACAGCATTGGTGCTCGTATCTGACGTCAGTTCATCGAATTCAGCATAATAGTTTAAATACAATGTGCCTGATGTTGGCTGAGGTGCGATCTTGATCAACTCACGCTCACGGGTGAAGTACAGGGGATTACCTGACTGTGCTAACTTGTGTAGACCAGCCATCTCATGCAGTGGCACCCGCGCCAGGCCGACGCCATCATATTGTACATCAATGATCTCAAGAAGGTTTGACGGGACAACAACCTGGGTGATCTGCGTACCTGACGTAAAGCTGTATGTCTGCTGCTGTTCCATCGATGGGATGCGTAGGAAACGCTGTATGCGGGTGAGCGCCTGGTCAATAAAGGTGTCAGCCAGGGCATCACTACAGTCCGTGCGATTTAGTAGGGCCTTAAAGTGCGCCCGTAGTTCACCTTTGTTCATATCTTAACTACCTTGTTTCTGACAGCCAAACTTGCTGCATGTCATTGGTGTCTTGCAGCCCTTACACGGTTTTGACTTCTTGTTTCCGTACATCGTTAGATCCTTTTGTCTGTCGCTAGGAAGGCGTCGAGGTTCTCGTCTTTGAGACGCTTCACGATCTCTTTGCCCGTGGCTTCCCACACGTTGAAACCTTCGCGCATCCACTTCTCGACAACGACTGTCGGGATCGAGGCTACCCGCAGAAACTCACCAGAAGGGGTTCCACTGGTTTGGTTACGTGTATCTTTTAGGTCGTCCAAGAATGCCTGGGAGATGTTCTGTGTGTTCTTACGAATGACCCTGTCATTGTCCTGGATAAAGTCCGTATTGGCACTCAGGAGATTGACATTATTCTTATCCATTGCTCTGTCCTTGAATGAAAAGAGGGCCACCCAAGTCGTCCAGGGTAAGGAGAGCGGAAACCCCAGGACGACGAGGATGCCCCTCATCTGTGGACCCAGGCCCCAAGGGGCCTAGGCTATAGCTTATGACAAGCCTGTGATCTTGACTGAATCGCCGAAGTTCATGTGCTTACATGAGTATTCGCCGACAATACTGTGCTTGTCAGAGTCACCTGTCGCTGCAAGAAGTGTACGTGCGAATGGACGTAGTACACATGTCTTGAACATAGATGGGTCGACTAGCAGCGCATGGTCAGTTGCCAACTCGCGGTTTAACACGACTCGGTACTCACCATATGGGCTGACATATAGGTCAATAGCATTGACCAATGTCTTGCCTTGTGCGATTTCACGGTTACGACCAGCTGATCCAGCAAACCCAGCAACGATCTGTGCGTCACCTGGTTTGATCATGAATGTGCTTACGTCTGAACCGTTATCATACGCAGTTTCACCAGCCTCTAGAAGTTTAGCTTCTGTTAGCGGGTCAGTTGCGTTTGCACCAGCGTCAACAGCTGTCGAGATCTGGTTGATCAACGACGCCATCTTACGTGCCGCTGGAGTTGCACCCATGTTACCAGTCACAGCTGCCTGGTCACGACCAACGAAAGCCGCTTCGACGTCTTTCTTGATGGCTTTTAGGGCCTTTGACAACTGGTGAGCCGTTTCTTTCGCACGACCATAAGTTGCAATGGCATCAGCTGTTTTCGACACCTGAAAACTCTCTTCGAGTATCTGGGTTGTGTTTGAACGCATTGTGGTAGGCGTTAGCGCACCGATAGACGCATCGGCCCCTTCCACGATGGCATTATCTGCATTTGACGCACGAATCGCATCTTCCTGCCACTCGAATACTCGAGCCTGTACCTTCTCTGACTTCATCAGAGTAAACATGGGCGTATCGAGGGGCGATATATCCGAAATGATATCTGATACATCCTCTTTCTTACCGACCTGGTCGTAAGTAGTATATGTAGCCATACTAAAGTATACCTTCTATTTGGGTTTGAACTTAGCGCTCCCAACGTGCCATGAGTGCTTCAGTTACATCATCAAGGTCCGTACTAGTCTTCAGACGATCACGTGTTTTCTTCTGACGTAATGTCTTCTCGTCTGTTCTAGTTGGTGGAGCCTTCTTTGCTTTCAGAACACGGGTCTTTGCCTGTTTGGTCTTTATCACTTTAGCCTTCGCTTTCTTGGTTTCTGCGGTGGCCTTAGTCTGATCATACAGACGTGCCTTGTTGAGGATCATGATGACGTTTGGGTCAACATATTGATCTACTTGTTCCTGGGGTAAGCCCTGGCTGACTGCGTATGAACGGATGTTGTTGTATAGTTCATCACCCCAGTCGGGCAGTTGTTCTGACAGAACCTTAACGCAGTTCTGAGCCGCTTCTTGCACTTGCTTTTGTTGTTGTGCCTGGGCGTCCTTGTAGAATGCGTCAGCTTCTTCTTTTAAGAACTTTAGATCCTTCTCGGCTTCGGCAGCTTCACGACGTAATGCAGCAAAGTCCTCAGTGGACATCTGTCGACTAGCGACCAACATGTCTACTTCGGCATATGGCTTCATACGCGCTTCTGCTCGTTCCAGGAGCTTCTGATAGCTTAGATGCGTTTTGTGTAGCGCCTCTTCAGCTTCTTTACGCTTGGCAGCGGTTTCTTGAGACTTACGTGTTAACGACGCCTCTTGACCGTATAGTCGTTTTAGATCCTTTAAGGATGCCTGTTTGACCTCACCGTCGACCTGTATTTCAACCAGAGTATCTTCAGACAAAGTAACTTCCGTTTCGTCTTCTTCTTCATCTGTCTCTGGTTCATCCTGGTCTTCAGTGTCATCATCCGTGTCAGGGTCCTCTTCGGTATCTTCTACTTCTTCAAGGTCTTCTTCATCGTCTAATGTATCTGACGTCTCTTCGTCTGTCTCGCCGACAATTGAGTCGTCAGTTGCCTCTAGTTCTTCGTTCTCCTCGGATAGGTCTTCACCGTCCGACCAACGTGCTAGAAGGGCATCAGCGGCATCTGACAGGTCGTCGTATGCCTGGTGTTGAGTAGCGTTATCTTGGACGTTATTCATGGTCCTATGCTTCCTCTTCGCTTATGTCGCGCTTACTTAGCACCTCGTCACGTACTGCGACTTGCTGCTTTAGTGTGTTCACCACGTCTACTAGGGCGCGATAGTGGTAATAAGTGATCGAGCGTTCTTTGTTCTCTTCTGGTTTTGAGTTCACAAAGTTCTGGAACGTCTGTTCCACTAACATGTTGACCACACGGTTAAATGGCTCTGACTTGAGTAGTTGCTCACAGTCATCGCCATACATGATTAAATCTTCTTCTTTCATGCTGCTCTCTTTTTAAGGTTAGTGGGCTGGGAGACCCGTAGGTCTACCCAGTCGGTGAAGCGATAGCACGGACGTCGTCTGCGCTCCTCGCAATCTCTAGTTCGGCTTTGTCGACGAACTGTTTGTGTTCCAGTTGTGCTTCTTTCAGATCCATATTGTCTGACTGTATTGCAAAGCCTTGCTGCGCTTTCATTTGCTCCAGCTGTAGTTTCATCTGGGCAATCTGAGCGTCCATTTGTGCCTTCATCTCGGCAACCTGTGTCTGGCGCTCTTGAAGCTCCATTTGCTTTTGTTGCATCTGAAGTGCCATTTGTTGCGCTGGGTCAGGCTGCTGCTCTGGAAGCTCTGATGGAGCTGTTAGGTAGTCTTTGACATTCTTGATGCCGTTCTGTTCCATGACGTGTGTCATCAGCTTGTACTGGTTCTCTGGCGTGTACATCGATGCCAGGGTTGGGTCCTGTCCCATCAATGTGTGTAATGCCAGGTACTTCTGTGCTTCCTGTTCTTGCTCACCATATCCCAGGTGAAGCTCGACAGTGACATCACGTTTAGATCCCCAGTCACCTGGGTTCACTGGTACAAAGTCACCAGCGATCTCAACGATCTTGGCCTGTGGTTCGTTCTCTACGACAAGCTGATAGATTAGCTGATACAATGGACGTAAGAAGTTATTTGCAAAGTTACGTGCAATGATCTTCTGGCGTTGCTGGGACATTGTCGCCAGCTGCTCGACCATAGCCGCTGAGTTCTGCTTACTAATGGCGTCTTTGTTAAGACCCTGAGACAGGCGTGATACACCAGTGGTGTCCTCTTTGTCCTCGTCCAACATCTGGATAGTCTGGAAGATGAACGGGTTCAACGGTGCCTGAGGCATCGGGTTGATTGCATCTGGTCTAGACACATTGACGATGCCGCCAACACGGTTGTCGATCAACTCGCGTGGGTTCGTTAGACCACCTTTGACCACTGTGTAACGTGGGTTGTTTGTGATCATCGCGTGATCCAGGATAGACCGTGTCAGGACTGTACGTGCAGTCTGGATAGGGACAACCTTGGACCCGAAATTGGAACCGAAGAACGAGTGCGGAATTGGTAGTGGTACGAAAGCGATAAAGGGCTTGTATGTGCACTTCTCTTTGTGCAGCACGACGTTCCCAGCTTTGATTACTTTGTACGTCTCAGCGATTCCCGTAGCATCGAGATCAATGTCGACATAAAGCTCATAAACAGTGACACTTCTAACTTGATCCTGGAAACCTTTAGCATTGAAGCCACGGTCTGACCCAATCTCTTCATGACGTGCCAGGACCTCTGGATCGGTTTCCATTTCAACGTCTTCGTGATCGCCAATTTTAGCGATAAGCTTCTCGTCATATCCAGCCTCTCGTAGTTCTGAGATTGTCATGGTGGTACGGTGACCACAGAACATGACGTCTTCTAATGATTTAGCTTGTGGTTCAATGATGAACTGCTCGGGGGCAATTGCCTCGATAGCTACCTGGCTTGCATCCTGGAAGACACGTAGATCACCAGAATATAGGCCAAGTTCATCTTGCTCTACTTCTTCGATCTCCACGTTGTCCCGGGCAACAACAGCGTCAAACTCTTCCTCAGTCAGATCCTGGATTGGCTCAAGGTAACTGTCTTCGCGTTCATCCCAGTATACCTTTGCAATACCAGCACGTGCGACCAGGCCATCATGAATGACAGACTGCATTACCTCGAACAGGTTGTTCTGACGGTTTGCCACATAGTCACAGTAGGCTGTAGCGATCTCAGCGATACGGGTGTCCTCTCCAGTCTGAGCTGCAAAACGCACGGTCTTGTAGCCTGTACTGAAAGTCTCTAGCAGTGCAGCCTTCATGCTCTCGACAGCATCATAGACGTCCATAGAGACATACTTAGAGTTACCGTCGTGCGCTGGGTGGGGTAGGACCGCATTATAGAAGTCTGTGACCTTCTTGCGTTCCCTAGAGATCTGGCTGTCATAGTAGCCGATAGACCTACGGATGTTATCATCGAGGATCGAAACGAGCTTCTCGTCGTCCACCGCTTTGTAGTCTTTTTTATCCATAGTGATCATACCATTTCAATGTAATAGTCATCTGCACTCTCTATCGGCTCCCAGGCACCTTCGTGCACGTGATTGGCTAACGCCAACGACATGACACAGTCATCGTAGCATCCTGGTTCAGCTTCCATAGATCCGCTCTCGGTCACGACGTATGTGAGCATCTCGCGGATCGTTGTTTTGTCATTAAGCTCGATCTCGTCTTCACGGACTGAGGCTCGTAGCTCGTCAATGATCAGAGGCTTTGTTTTTGCTGTCGTACTAAAGCCCAACTTGATGGTCTCTTTGTCCGTCAGCTTGTCGACCTGAACCTCAGTAAAGAAGTTCGGGTAGGCCATGTCTTTTGCCAACCTGGTGCACGTAAGAAGGCCGTGACCGTTGTTTTCAACAATGATGTACGCAGTGTTGAAGAAGGTACCCAGGTGATACAACACAGTCGCATAGTAGTCTGGATGCACGTGGCCTCTCCAGGTCGCCACCTGGCGCTTCTTACTATCGAGGACCTGGGCAACACTGTAGTCACCACCTCGGACGCCCATAGCGACGTCGGCACCGATGACATACTGCTCACCAGGGTCATGACGACGGTACATCGTCAGTTCGCCTCTGAGGTTGTGTAACCAGTCTTCACCTTCGAGTGCTAGGCGCTCCTGTACGTCCTGTGTAGTGCCCAAAGCCTCTTGCAGCTGCTCTGGGTTAAACACGGGTCTACCTGTCGTCAGGAAGGCTTCCTCTGGCTCTGAAGGGTACTCCTGTCTGAACAAGTCGAGACCGTTCTGAGCGACCTTACGACGACGGAACATCAGCTGCTCGTCATCCAGGTCATACT